ATACAAAACCCTTCTATATAATACTTTTTAAAACCCCTCTTAACCCTACCGTCCCTCCCCTCATCCATTTTAACCCTCCCGTAACCCTCCCGTTACTCTCTAACCCTCCCGTTTCTTATCTTATTGAATTTTATATCTTTACTTAAGTATTCTTTTATATTATATATATTTTTTATATATAATAAAAAAATAAAAAAAAAATAGTTCATAAATCAACCATTTTTTCTAATTATTCCCGCCTATACCCGCCATGTTCTATATTGGTGTATAAGGTGGGTAATGTTCTCGCAAAAATGGCTCAAGATTATCATTTATATCTGGAGCTTTTATCTTTAAGTCCGCAGGAGTCGTATTATTTATGTCTAAACTTGCATTGAGTTCACGTCCACAACATTTTGAAACAATTCTTTTATGATTTACAATCCCGATGATAATACTAAAAACTGATATAACTATCGACAAAATTGATAAAATTTGATTATCCATATAAATTGTAATAGAAAAATATCTAAACTATATATATGGACGAAGAGCAGATAGAACAAATAGAAGAAACTGCAATGGGTGACGATGATATAAGAAATTATTTTCCTAAAGCAAAAATATTTGTGTATAATAAGCTAAATGATATAGATTCAATACATGAATATCTTCCGAGCAATAAATCTTATTTTTTTATGTTAATAGAAGATAGTCCTAATAAAGGACATTGGGTTTGTGTTAATAAACTAGATAATATAATTGAATTCTTTGATAGTTATGGTGGTGCACCAGATTCTCAATTAAAATGGGGTAGTAAAGAAAATAACGAAATGTTAGGTCAAGGTCGCAAAGTACTTACAGAATTACTAAAAGATTCTGGATGTAAAGTAGTTTATAATCCTATATCATATCAAGAAGAGAATGAAGATATTAAAACATGTGGACGTCATTGTTGTTTAAGAATTAAAAAGATGTTAGAAGGAAAAGATTTAGATGAATATAATAGATTCATGGATAACTATAAAAAGTCATCTGGAATGAATTTTGATGAAATAGTATCATTTTTTATACAACATTAACAACCATTTCCATTAGGAATTGGTTTAGGAGGTAAAGTATCTTTGTAATTACGTACAGCTTGTAGATATTCTTCAACCTCTTTATCAGACCAACCAATCCATACTCCAGATTTTGACATGGGATTTGGCATAGTAACGCCAAAAACACTACTAAAATAACCATTAGGAATAACCTTAATAAACTTTTCTTGACTGACATATTGTGACCCTTTACTGATAAGTTTTGTATACTTAACATACGGCATATATATAACATTAGGAAAAATATAAATTTAAAGTAAAAAATATAAAAAAATATATAGATTATATTATATGTCCGCAGACCTCTGTTTTACCCAAGATCCTGAATACATTCTCACCAAAGATTATGACGAAAAACCTGATATAGAAAAACTACATGAAATTTTTGTAATTACCTACAAAGTTGAATTACCTAACTATAAAATGAAAAATGAGGAAGATGATGAAAGATACATCTTCCTACACGATTTAGATAAAGCATTTAAAAGATGGAAATTATTTGGTCCTAATGGAGCATTATTACATAGAATGTTTACAGATGATGAAGAACTTAATGCTCTCGCAACAAAAAATGATAATATAGTAATCGACGAGTCATTATTAGCAGAAAACGACGAAGAAGTAGTGGAAGAAACGAAGGAAGAAACAAAAGAAATTGTAGCATAATATATTATTAATTTTTTCTAAATAATAATATATAAATGCCTTATGAAATTAAAAAAGTAAATAATGGTTATAAGACTTGTAAAAAAGATGAACCAACTAAGTGCTTTAGTAAGAAGCCTTTATCTAAAGAACAAGCAACTAAACAACAACAAGCTATAATAATTAATGAAATGAAAGGTAGTGCTATTCCAGTAGACACAGAATTATACGATAAAGTAAAAGAAGATATAAAAGAAAAAAATCCAAAACATTCAGCATATCGTTCAATGCAAATAGTTAAAGCTTATAAAAATGCTGGTGGTAAATATGAAGACGATGGAGAAAAGAATACAACAAAATGGCTAGGTCAAAAATGGTCTTCAGTAAATGATTACTATCATGATGATAAAGTTGTTAAATGTGGTAATTCTAATACACAAGAAAAATTTGATGAATATCCATTATGCAGACCTTTGAAAATAATAAAAAAATTATCCAAACCTCAGATGAAAAAGATGATTGATTCTAAGAAAGATAAAAATCAACTAAGAACAGAAAATGTTTTAGGTACAGATAAGTATAATATTAAAGATACTTTATCAGGTGGACTTAAACCAATAGCAGCTCGTATTGGTGGTAAAGTATTATTAAAAAAGACAATTGTAAATGAATATTTTCCAAAGTCAGATAGTTATGAAACTTATATTGAACCATTTGTTGGTGGTGGTTCCATCTATTTTTATAAAAATAAAGATGATAAAAAAGAAGTTATAAATGATATTGACCCAGATATATATGATATGTTTATTGGATTCAAAACTTATAATTCAGAAGAATTATCAAAAGACCTTAATGGAGATTATACAAAAGAAGAATTTGAAAAAATTAAAGCATCAAAACCAAAGACAGCTTATCTTCAATTTTTAAAAACTTATCTATTATATAAATTATCTTATTTAGGAAGAGGATTAACATTTGGGAAAGACCATATTAATTCTAATTTTGATTTTTATAAAGATAGATTAAAAGATACTGAAATATCACATATTGATTATAAAGATGTAATAAAGAAACATAACAAACCATCATCATTTTTTTATTTAGATCCTCCAGCTAGATCATCAACAGGTAACTATAATTTTCCAGCAATAAATGCAAAAGAATTTGCAGATGTATTAAAAACAATAAAAGGTAAATTCTTAGCAACAGTAGAAGAGGAAACATATGATAAAAATTTATTTAAAGATTATACCGTAGTAACTCTAGAATCAAAACAAATAGGTAGTAGAGATGAAGGAGGTCAACCTATCAATGTTAAAGAATATATAATAATGAATTATAAACCAAGACAAATGGGTGGTTGTTATAGCTGTATGATGCATGGAGGTGATATATCAGTAAAAGTACAAGAGCCTAGAACATGCGGAGGATGTATGGGAAAATGTGGTGGTTCAATTTCTACTTTCCAAAAGAAGCTAGATAGTATAGGATTAAAACCAAACATCTATCTTAAAAAGGCAAAAGAACTAGCAGAATACAATGGTTATGACCCATCTAAATTAATGTTCTGTAATACAGGAACAAATAAATTGATGTATGATTCACCAGAAGGAATGGTACATTTTGGTTCTCCAGGATACAATGATTATATCATTTATAGTTTTTTAGAAAGCCAGAAAGAAGTTGAAAAAGGTACAGCAGATGAACGTAGAAAATTATATAGAGGTAGAGCATCAAATATAAAAGGAAAATGGAAAGATAATAAGTTTAGTCCAAATAATTTAGCTATAAATATTCTCTGGTAAATAGTATATAATAAAAATGTTTTTATGTGCTTATGACGGAAAACTTCATGATGGTGAAGATATAGAGAAAGAAACGATATTTACTCCAGCTGCTGATTATGCTAATACATCGAAAGATTATAAATGTGGAACATGTTCTCAATGCTGGGGATTAATAAATATAAAGTATCAATTAAACGATGATAATAAATTTATTGTTCCTCTCAATGAAAAATTGAAATTATATAGAATATCATCTTACAATATTGATAACCTTATAGAAAGAGAAAAGCCAGTTGATAGTAATAAAAAATTAATAACAGATATACTTAAAGTAATGAAAACTAATGAGAAAAAGAATATAAAAAAAGGTAATAAATGTTGATATTATTTTACAGTAAAAAATATCTAGATTTATATATATACATGGATTTAGAAACTAAAATCCTTTTCAGAGATAAACTCATCGCAGATTTAAAAGAAAAAAAACAATTATCAGACTCATCCATTAAAACCTACTTAAGAAATTTAACTAAACTTAATAAAGACGAAATGTTTAAGAATTTCAATTTCTTAAAAGACGTTGACGTAATACTCCGTAGATTATCAGCTTATAAAGAAAACACAAAAAGAAATTATTTAATATCAATTGTTTCTGTATTATCTTTATCAGAAAAACCAGCAGTCAAAAAGTTATATAATAAATATTATGACTTAATGATGAAAAAGAATGAAGAAATAAATAAAGATGTAAATCCTAATGAATTAACAGATACACAAGAAAAGAACTGGATTTCATGGGATAACGTAAAAGAAAGATATGGTCTTCTAGAAAAAGAAATAGATGAATTCATAAAGAACAAACAAATCTCAGAAGCTCAATATAACACTTTATTAGGTTATACTATTTTCTCTCTTTATATCCATCAAGCACCTCGTAGAAATAAAGATTATCAAATAATGTTATTAAAGAATACTCATTCTCCTGAAGATTCAAAAGAATATAATTATTTAGATATATCTAAAAAACAATTCATATTTAATTCTTACAAAACAAGTTCTAAGTATGGTTCTCAAATAATTGATATTTCTCCTGAATTATGGAAATCATTATTAAAATATTTCTCTCATCATCCTAATGTAACAATGTCTAAAAAGAATGGAATAGTAATTGCCGATGATTCATATTTCTTAATTAATTTTAATAAACAACCTTTAGATAAAGTTAATAGCATTACAAGAATCTTAAATAAGATATTTGATAAAGCAATTGGTTCATCTATGTTACGTCATATTTTCTTAACTGACAAATATGGTAAAACTTTAGACGAACAACAAGTAGATGCTAAAAATATGGCTCATAGTCATTCAATGCAAAAAGATTATATTAAAAAACCCAAAAACATAACTGTAAATTTATAAGAAATATAATTAATGTATAATTATATTAATTATTCTTCTTCATCATCATTAAAAGTAAATAATTCTTTTTCAGTCATAATACAAGTAGGATATGTTTTAAATATTGTAGCCCATCTTGTTTTTAACTTTTTAATCCTTCTAATTTCTTTTATATCCAAACCAGCATAATTTTCTAAAAATCTCCTCTGTTGGGAGCCAGCCCCAGAATGTGGAAAATAGGTTATACTACTACATTCATTTAAAATACGACGGGTATCCGAACCATTGGAGGGTAAATGATTGGTGCTAATACAATATGTATTATAGTGCCTACCTGTCTCTAAAATCCCATTCAAAATATTGTAAACAGCTTCTTTATGAGCCTTTACTTTAATAACATCAATATCATCAAATATAACTAGACAATCTTGAAACATAGAAGGATCAATAGGGTCTTTAATCAACATGTCAGTTATAGCGATTCTTTTAGGTTTAATTTCTTCTAAACTTTCATCATCTTGAAGAGCACTAAATAAATAAACTTCACTTGATTTAGTCATCTTTTTCCATTCTTTAATAAACTTTCTTGCATAGGTTGATTTACCAGATCCAGACGCACCAAAAATATATAAAATTTGGCGTTCAATCTCAGGATCAGGTATTTGTTGAAATGTTCCTGAATCAGGAATATGGACGTTAGTTAAATTTTTTGTTACTCCTGGTTCATCTCCATCAGTAATTGACACAACTTTATTATTAAATTTACCTCCGTCGATTTTACAGAGTGTTTTCCCCGTCTTCTCCAAATTGAATGGCATATATACTATATATAGGAAAATAAAATAATTTTAAACTAAAATCTTGCCATTCTTTTAGCATGTGCTTTTCTTTTAGCTTTCTTTAAATCAGGAAGTTTGAAATGGTCTTCTTTATCTTCTTTGATAAATCCTCTATTGATAGGTAATTCTTCTTCGTCAAACGCATCATTATTTTCGTCATCAAAAACAAGTTTTCTTAATGCACCAGATTTACCAGAACCACAATAGCCTCCAGTCATTCCATCTTTATATACATCTTGGTTTAATATATTTTGTAATGCTTCTTGAGGTGTTCTATGAGTAATTTCTGGTTTCTTAGTAGGTTTCTTCATAGGTATATATTCAGTAGGTCCACCAATTTCACCTTGTAATAAACTTACATCAGCACCATAAGCATTTTTTGCAGGACGTCTGACACTATTTTCATAACGTAACTTTTGAGGAAAGAAATATTTAGTATCATCTGTTTGACTGTAAAATGGATTTTTATCACCAATTTTAGAATAGTGAATAGGGATATTATTTTGCCATTTATTTTGTTGAGTTAACATTTCCATATGTATTTTGTCATCATTAGATAATTCTCTTCCCATGGTATTATGTTGAGGTTGTTTTTTAGTACTTAATAAGTCTGCTAAAGGTTTACCCATACCAATACCTCTTCTTTCCATACCCATACCATATCTACCAGAACCATATTTACCAGCAGCTGTTCCAACTGGTTCAACTTCTTCACCAGCTGCTAAATCTTCAGCTCCAGCAGCACCAGGTTCAGCAGCTTCAGCACCAGCTTCAGCTTCTTCTTCAGCTTTTGCAGGAACATTTTCAGATTGTTCTTTCTTAATTTCACCTTCATTTATCTTAGTAAATTTATCTAATAACTTTTCGATTTTTCTTTTGTTTCTTCTAATTCTAGTATCTACCTCTTTTTTATTCTCATCAGATAAATCTATAATTATTTTTTTATCTAATTTATTATGTAAATCTAGTAAATTATGAGTATCGCCTTCCATTGTTTCTAATATAGTATTTTCTTCATCATTTAATGTTCTTCTTTCTTTATTTGCTGTAGATACTATAGAATCAATTGAACTAGTAATTTCTTTTAAATCATCTTCAGTATCAGCAATAATTGATAATACTTGTGCGTAAGGTATACTATTTAGTGAATCAGCCATAGGTAATACAGCATTAGCAGCAGCAACTTTAATTTTAGTACTTTCAGCCAAATTTTTAGCACCATTCCATTTTTCACTAGGATAAGTTTTACCTTCTTTTTGTCTCTTTTGAACTTCTTTAATATCTTGGTTAAGTGCTGCTAATGCTTCTTTTAAATTCTTTTCTTTTTCTTTAATATTAGCAAAAACTTCTTGTCTATATTCTGCATCTTCATCTTTTATAGTAGCTTGAATATAACCTGTATCTGCATAAACTTGTCTTAAAGCAGTTCTTATTGCGTCCCTTTGTGCTTCAAGATTAGTAATAGCACCTTTAAAATCAAGGATAGGAAGATTTTTATTAAATGATTGGTAATTAGGTTTACCATTTCTGTATACTCTAACGTCAATTTTTTGAAAAGGAGGGCAATCATCTATAACTTTAACCATATTTTTCATCATGCTAAATAAAGTTGATACGCTTTGATCTCTTACAGTAGATAATTCATACATTAAATGTTTAGCAGGATCAAGTAGACCTTTTAATACATTTGCTAAATATGAGATTGACGAAGAAGATGTCATTCTTTTTGTTTCATACATACCATTAGATTGAGTTGCTTCTAATAATTTATCTACAATACCGTTATACTGAGATACAATATCATATATATAATTTTCGACAGTTTTACTCGCAGCACTTTCAGATTTACTTTGTGCCATTTGACCCATTGTTTGTCTTTGACTAGCCATATATATAATAATAAATAGAAATTATATTATTATATATTTTTATATATTTTATGTTTTTATTTTTTTCCACTTGTATCAACAAATATACCTGGACCTTTACCTCTCGTAACTTTTCCAGATGAACCAGGTGGACCAGCAACAACAGTACTAGATGTTTCTAATAAAGGTTGTGCTTGAATTGGTGGAACAACTTGTGAAACTGTAGGAGCATTGACACCCAATTCAGTACCAGCATTTGCTTCACGTTTGTCTTTTCTAGCAATAGCTTCAACTTCAGCCTTTTTATTTTCACGAGGTTGATTAATAATATCATCAGGAGGAGGTGCAACTCCTTGTTGACCTCTAGAACCAGTATTTGAATTTAATATTGTAGCAGAATTATATGCATTAACTGTAGGAAATTGTTTAGCAGTAATTGCAGTAAGAGCTTCAGCCATAGTAGCTTTTAATTTATCTACTAAACCACCCAATACAGCTTCAAATTTAATATCTCTATTTGAAGGAGGAGCCCTCGCGTCATTAAAAACAGTAACTTGATTGATAGTTCTATCCAAAATAGTTCTATTCATAGATCTTTCGTAATTTAGAATTTCATCTATTTGTGATTGTCTAAGACTAGTCATATATATAATAAATAATAGATTTTATTTTTTATTATATTTATTTTTTATATAAACCTTTTTGTTTTACGTATTTTGAAGCTTCAATCATACTTAATCCTTTTTCTTTCATAATCTTTTTAACTATATCTGTTCTAGATGATTTACCAGCACCAGCTATAGGAGCTACTGTAGATGCATTAGTTGCAATATTTTCAGGTACTTTTACATTAGTAACAGGTACACCTTGTGCTTTAGCTTCTTCAGCTAATTTAGCTTGTTTATCAATTTCTTCTTTGACTTGATGTTTGACCGCATCTATATTAACAGCATTAGCAGAACAACCAGAATAGCCTCTAAGTTCTGCTTCTTGTTGGTCTAATTTGTCATATTCTTGTGCTAATCTCTCGTTAACCTTATCTTTATAATTTTGTTCTTTTTCAGCTATCTTATCTCTTTCTTCTTCCTTTTTAAGATATTCTTCTAATTTAGTATTTAATTCATCAAGGAAAGGTTTAGTAATTTCATCTCTTTTTGCTGCATCTTCTTCTTTTATTTGGTCCATAGTATTATTAAAATCATCAACTAATTCTTGACCTTTATTAATAACTTCTAAACCATTTTCAGTAATTTTATCTAATATTTCTTTTCTTTGTTTCATAGTTTCGTCGTGAGCTGCATCAATATCTCTAGTTAATTGTTCTACAGCTGCTTCTGATTCAGTAGCCTGACCTTTAAAATTAGTAAGGAAATTACTAATAAGTGATCTCTTCTTTTTCTCGAATATTTTAGGATCAGTTTCACCTTCTAATGTAGATACAATTGACGCAGATGCCTCTTCTACCCAAGTTTGAAATAATGCTTCTTGTCTTGCTTCTTCTTCTAATTTTCTTCTTTCAGCTTCTTCTTTAGCTTTACCATCAAATAAATCGAAAACAGCTAATAATCCACTAATAACGCCAGCAATAACATTGGCAGGAGGAGGTAATGCTATAGCTATAACACCAATACCTGTAGAAACATCACCAGCTATCCCACCACCTCTTAATGTTTTATTAGCTGAATTAGTTCTAATATGTATATTATCATCTTGATTATTATCTATATATCTTTGATTCATCATATAAACTTGTTCTGCAATACTCATTTTAGATTTACCTTTACCTAAAATTCTATTTGTTTCAGATTCTATTAATCCTTGAATATCATCATCTTGATATTTTTCTTGTTTTAGTTTTTCAATATTTTCTCTGTTATTAGATGAACTACAACCTGAATAATTTGTTAAACTTGCTAATGCTCTATCTTCATCAATTGCATCTTGTTCTGCCTTTTCAATTTTATTCTTCTGTGCTTCTCTTTTTTGTGCGTTATCTTCATTCTTTTTTATAGCACCACTAATTTTATCTATAACAGTTTGTTTATCTGTTTCTATTCTCTTTTTTAATTCTTCTAATGCAGTAGCATAATGTGCTTTTTGTGCGTCTATTGATTTATCTAAATCAGCTTTTGATGCAATAATTCTGTTATTATAATCTTCTTCTTGTTCCTGTAATTGTCTGATTAAATCATAATTTATTGAATCAACATCCATTTCTTCATATATCTTACCAGCACTAAATGGTAATTTTGTAAGTTCTGATAATCTTGTTTCTTCTTGTGTAGCTAATTCTTTTTCATATTGTTTTTGTATTGGATCAGAAGCTGTTTTTAACCACAGTTTATATTCATCAGACATAGTAAAATAATAAATCCAATTACCAAGTAAAGTATTTGGAGGTACACCTGGATAAAAAGCTGGATTAAAATATAAATTAACATTCAAAGTCACTTTAGTACCATCCCATTTATTTGTATCTGGAACATGTATTACCTCATTTTCTCTCATTTGTCTGTTATATTCTTCTATAAGTGCAGGACCATTTCCTGCTAAATCCATTTGTGCTTTTTTCTTATCCTGATATGTTTTTAATTTAGCCTTAAATTTTTCTTTTATAGCTGCTAATATTGGTACAAAAGGACCTGCTTCAAAACTTCTTGCTAAATCAGCAAATCGTTGTTGTTGTGTATAATCGAGACCTATCTTCCATTCTTCATCATTTGGAAGTCGTGTACCAAAATTAATCCAATTAATAGATGGTAATAATAAACTTTTACCAATTATAGCTGATTTTACTAATGAATATGGATCACCTAAAGAAGCTTTTACATCACCATACCACGGAGCTTTTTCTTTATAATAATCTCTATATTCAAGTTCTTTTATATATTTCAACATTCTTTTTTTATATGCTGTAGCAACAGTACTAAAATAATCTAATAGTAATTCAAATTCAGCTTTAGATACACCTTTAATATATTGCGGAGGCGACGGTTTTGATCCATTTCCACCCATTCTATTATTATATATATATAGTTATAAAATATTTATAATAATATTTTTTATTTTATTTATTTTTGTTTTCTTTCTTTTCTTGATTTTTTTGGTTTTCCTACACCTGCTAATGTATTAGTTAATAAATTATTATCATACCAATGTTGCATAAAAGTAACACTACTCATAAACAAAGGTAAATTTGGTATATCTAAACCTTCTAATAAAGTCTTAGCATATACTTGTCTATCAGATAAATAGTCTCTTAATTTAGGATTCAGTTTATTCCACCAATTTAATTTTTGTTCTTCACTTCCCCAATTTCTTTCACCTATATAATAATCAAGAGAATCTTTGAAATCAGTTTGAGTAAAATTACCAGGTCTAGGATTAAAATAATTATCAATAAGTATCCCAACAAAGTCATTTTGTTCTTTCTTATCATTTTGAAATGCTGCAGCAAAATGTTTGCCTTGACTTAACAGTTCATGTGTATTTATTCGTCTTCCACCCATCATACGTTCACCTTTTTCCATCTATATATATAATCTTATAAATTATTTTTTATATAAATTATTTGCTTTTACATATTTTGAAGCTTCTATTAATTTCATGCCCTTTTCTTTCATAATCTTTCTAACAATCTCTGCTCTTGCATTAGGTTTTTTGGGTTTAGCCATACCAGACATCGATGATGATTTCATTTCAGATTCAATTAACTTTTGTTTATTTGTCTTTCTTCCCTTCTTTTTAGGTGCTTTAGATTTACCTAAACCAGATAATGAAGAAGCATTCATTTGAGCTTTTTCTTTCATTACTTCTTGAACTCCTCTAGTAGATTTTAAAGTATTTTTGAAATAACCACCGAAATAAGAATTATTTTGTCTTACAGGTCTTACTTCTCTACCAGCAGTAGCGACTGAATCAGCTACATTATTATAAGAATCTAAACAAGATGTATTTTTATTAACATTACCTACATCAGTTCTAGGTTCGATTTTAGCAGAAGTAATAGTAGAACTGATACCTCTTGATTCTTGTGCTTTGATAGCTCCTTGAGATTGACTTAATAATTGTTGGATATCTTCAGGTGTCATGGATTGTAATTTTAAAGTATTAATAATTTGTTCTATTGATGCACCAGTGAAATCTCCAAAATCATCGCTATAAAATTCATTCCAATCATCTACTGGTGTTTTAGAATATATACTATAACCTAATACATTACCAAGAACTTCTTTATTTTCACTTTCAATAACTCTTTTATCTTTTTGCCATTTAGGACCTGTTTCAGGTACACCAGATGATTCTTGTGCTTCAGTGACATCTTGTTTTAATTTTTCTATATCTGCTGTTTTTTGGCTTTCTTGTTGTTTTGCCTTTGCTTGTACCTTAGCTTCTTTTTCTCTAGCTTGTTTTTCTTTAACTGTATTTTCAGCTTGTTCTACTTCATCTATTTCTTCGTCTTCTTCTTCTTCAGGTGCTAATTCTTCATCTTCTTCTCTACTTACACGAGAATTCATATTTTGTTCTTGTTGTTTATTACCAAACATATCAGCAGCAGTTCTTCCTATATCAACTGCACCTTGTATACCTTTTACAATAGTTTTAGATTTTACATTTTTAGCAGCTTTAATACCTTTAGATAATGTAGATTTACTTTTCTTTAATAATTTAGAAGCTGCAGCTTTAGCTTTCGACGCAGCAGCTTTAGCTAAAGCCTTTGATTTTTTAGCAGCAGCAGCAGCAAATTTACCAGCTTTTGTAGCTGCAAATCTAGCTGCTTTAGCACCTAATCTAGCAACACTACCTAACGCACTTGCTATACCTTCACCTTCCATATCCATACCAGAACCTTCCTTTTTATCTCTAGTAATGTTTGCTCTATAATTAATATCAACTTCACGTTTTATATCTTTAATTTGGTTAATGGCATCTTTTATTTTACTACTTTTATCTCCTTTTTGTGTAGCTTCTTCAGCAGGTTTTGGTGCTTCTTCTTCAGGTTTATCACCACCTCTTCTTCTTACGGGTCTAACAACTTCCATTGAAGCCAATATCATTTTACCCTTTTGAACTATTTCATCACCAGATGATTCATAAGAAGAATCAGAATCATAATCACCTAGATCTCTTACTGATACTTTTCTACCAGCTCTCATCATACTACCAATATGGGGTCTGATTGCAGCTGTTAAAGGGGCTTTTCTTCCTATTTCTGAAGTAGCAGGAAAATACGTTTTTTTAAAACCTAATTTAGTACCACCAGTTTTTTCACCTTCAATTGGAGGCGGTGGTGGTTTATCAATAGGTACTGCATCATCATCTGCTTCTACAATTGCAGCAGTTGATATACTGAGAGGTGCACCTAAACTAGAATAAGTAGATATTTCTCTTTTAGATCTTAGACCAGCTTGTTTTTTTTCTTTTCCTAATATAGAACCAGCTGCAAATCCTAAAATAGCACCACCTTTTCCGACATATTCATCGTCACTATCGCTATCATTTTTATTACAGAATATTTTAGAACCTTTACCAGCTCCTATAATACCTCTATCCATTTGCATTCTGTAGTTAATGGTTCCTTGACCTGTTGAATCTAAATGTGTAATATAATTACGGTTCATGTAATCAATCTCACGAGCTATTGAACGATTGTAATTATTGTTAAACGGCATATATAATTATATATAGATATTTTTTATTAATAATATTTATATATATTTTTTAGAATATTTATTCTTCTTCTTCTTCTTCCTCTTCTTCTTGGCGTTTTGGCATGTATTTAGATAATGCCTTAGCACCGTGTTTTGCCGCCGCATCTGCTGCAATTTTAGCACCGTGCTTTAACAAGGTAGGACCATGCTTCTTGATTAATTTCTTGGCTTTCTTGAAACCAGATTTAATCATATCAAAGAAACCTTTTCCACCAACCATACGACCTACGTCATCGTGTGTATAGTGTTCTTGTTGAGAAGCTTCAAGTACATCTTGTTTAGTTAAGATACCAGTGTAAGTAGAAGAAGTACCACGTTCGCATACGAATACACCAGAGTTCATGGTGACTAATACAATTTCTAAGTTATTTTGGGTATTTTGTCCTGAAGTTCCAGTGAGTGCATAAGGTTGGTTATTGGCTACAGTTACTAAAATTTGGATGTTAAAGTTACCGAGAGAACCAGCAGCGTAGAAGTCTTCAGTTAATTGGATATCTTTTCCGAATTCTAATGCTAAGTAAGAACCATATGTAGGAGCAATTTTCATGACACTACCATAAGATGCAGGGAATTGAGGTATGTCAGCAGGTACAACGCCTCCAGTAACTGAAAAAGCAGCTGTATATGTTGATTTTTCTACAACAGCACCACCCCTCCAATCATTCCATGTAGCTGTGCTTCCATTGTTTCTAGACATTTGCCATAAATCAACAGTTTGAGCGCTGGCGAGGATACCAGAGTTATTGTTAAAGTTAATTGTTACAGCAGTAATAGGGAAAGCCATATCAGCATCTTGCCAAGATTGAGTAGAACCAACTTTTCTTACATATAAAAGTAATTTATCAGGGATTTGATTTAATTGTAATGAGTTAGTTGTTAATACTTGTGTTACATTTGCACCAGAATATACTAATGATCCAGCTGAAGAAGCAGGAGATGCTGCAGCAGTCATAGATACAGGAGTGATATAACGAGGCAATTCATAAAAGGGTACAATGTTACGAGCAGGTAATAAATCAGAAGGGTGAGGTGTTAAGAAGTTAAATAACAATCTTGTATTAGAAAACAAAGAACCATTACCATCTGTTGTAGCACCAGGGTATACAGCTAAAATACCGTTAAGTGCTGGAGTTGCACCACCTGTTAGAACAGCAGGAGAAGGATTATCAAAAGTTGGAGGATAGTTACCATTTCCATCTACTACACCAGGTTTCAAACCTCTAAATACACGATTTAAATTACCTACGTTAAATACAAAGTTTAAGTTTTGGATACCATAAAAACCTTGGTTATTGCATTTTAAGTCAGCAAATAAAAAGGGAGAGAGTAATAAAGGTTCGATTAAATTCCATACGAAATTTTCAACATATGTAGTTTCAGTAGAAGATATAGCATATGATTTAGGAGGAAAACCACCTCTATGCATTTTACTAGTGTCATCAACAGACCAGTAAGCAGCATTAGGATGAGAAAGACCAACACCAATTACTGAAGGAGAATAAGAAGCATATGTATCATTGAATGTAGGAGAAGAACTGTTGTATGTTACTAAATCTTCTTCACTCAATAAACGAGTTATGAAAGGTAATACATCACGGATGTTAATACTTACAGTGTTGTTGTTGATAGTTGCACTCATTACAGTCATCAATTGATGTAAAGGGAAAGATGCAAGAGCGGACCATACACCATAATAACAACCACTGGCACCACCAGCTAAATTTTGACTGTCACCATTTTTATCAGTTACTATTGTTAACGCTAAATCTGTTGAGAGTAATACTCTTCTATCGAGGATAGTTTGTTCTGAAGGTACTTGTACGTTAAATACAATTTGACTGTTAGAATATGAAATAGCGTTGTAAGGAGCCATGGTTACATTTTGACCTCCTTTGATAACTGCATATTTAATAGAATCACTAACATCAAGACGGGGGTCTTTGACTAAAACTTTTTCAAAGTCTGCGGACATAGATATATACTTAAAATTAGATAATTATTTTATAAAAAAAAACTATAGTTTTTTTTACTATATTTTTATTTTAAGCATTTAAACTAGCACTTCTAAATAATATCTTCATATTGAATCCAGAGCCTTGTTCTATAAATAATTGATGCAATATACCAAACGAATCCTTCCAAAATAATCTTATCTGTAGCTCTGTTATTGGTTGAATACCTAACACGTCAGTTAATCGATATTGAGCTAAAGGAGCATAACTAATTACAGGGTCTACTCTTCTACCTAATAATAGTTCAAATAAAACATTTAATGTCGCAGCATTATTCACAGGAGGATTTGGATTTAACCCTGACACAACAGGTATAGCATTGAGTTGGTTCACAATATCAAAATGAGGAGATGTTACTACTATTGATACTACGGGATTCCATAATACTGCTATAGAAGATTCACTTGATAAAATAATAGCATAATATTTTGGAGCACCATTAATAGTTAATTGAAGTTCAACATTAGCTAAATCAGGGCTAGGTATTAATAATAATTGATAATTAGTATTATATAAATATTGCATTCCTGACACTAATTGATATAATGGTTCATTAATGAATATTTTCCAAACTGGTGGATCTCCAACTGTCAAATTAACATTATTACCATTCATATCTGTTTGAAATGATTTTAATGGAGCATATAAATCAATTCTATCAGTAACTGGATTATATTTAAAAAATGGAAATGTACCATATGGATCTCCTGAAAGTGTCTGACCGTTGTCAGCAGCTAATTTTGTCATTGCATAATTTATACTATTATTTACTAAATCTAAAAAATAATCAAAACCATAATTCCAAAAATATTCATTTGTTATATTATTTATTGCAATTGGTTGAGGTGGTTGGATAAGACCAGGATATAATGGAACCCAATAGACAGGTATAGTTATATTAGCAGTATTTGTTACAGGACCTATAGTTTGCCATGTCATAGTCAAAGTAATTTCATAGATAGTTTCAAAACCTTGAAGTGTAAAAAAACCAGATGTAAAAGGTGCTACATATGATTTACCAACTTTAGGATATACTATCTGAATTGGAACAGAATTTGAATCAAGATAAAATTGAGAAAGTGTTGCCATATATTCATTAGGTTTATTTAAAAAAGCTTCAACTCTATTCTGACTAAAAAATGCAGGCAGTGCTTTAACTATACCATTTGGATTTCCATTCGCATCAAATTCAGAACTATTATTTTGTACTTGTAAATTATAATAAATATGTGTCTGGTCTGAATTATTACCAATTACGTTTGTTTCAGGTAAATGACGATAAAATTTTGGACTAAAAAATCTTTTTTTTCTATTTTTATCTGTTATAGGCATATATACTATAATAGATATTTTTAATTAAATTCTTTTTTTCTAAACATAATTTTAATTGCAGCAGTTCCCCCAGATTCTAAATTAAATACATGTTGTATACCATTTTTATCTTTCCATGAAGTAGTAATTTGAAGTTGACTAATTTTACCTTTTCCATATAAATCACTTAATCTATATTCTGCAACTGGTTCATATGTAATAGCAGGTTGATAAGTATCAGTACCAACGAAAGAAGCGACATAATCAGATAATATATTATATTGGTCTGCATTAGTTGGTGCTACACCACCTTCTGTACCAAATTGACTATTAGCTGAAATTAATTCAGGTACAACATGTAACTGAGCTACTTTAAAAACAATCGAATCAATTGGATTCCAAAATGCAAAAGGTGGATAATCACATGTATTAACAATTGCTGGGTATGATGTAGTTAATGGAAATTCATTTAAATTAACATAAACTAGAGAATAATTTAAACCTGATGGATTTTGTACGAATAATATCTGATAATTAGCATTATAAGTAATACCACCAAGACTACCAGTTAATGGATCTCCTCTTGCAAGTGAATTTAAAGACGAGAATAAATAAAATAATTCAGTATTAAAAAAAAGTTTATATGTAGGTAGATCAAATTGGTAGGCTGTAGCAAATCCAGATAATGATCCTGTTATTGAAACGGTACCATCTTTTACTGTCATAAAAGGAGCACGATCTGGAAAACTAATTGAATTACACATATTTTCTATTGTTTTATTTATTAACCCGACAAAATGATTATACGAATAAGAATAGTAATAAGGATTAGCTGTATAATTAGCAGGAGCAGTTCCTACTGGTGGTACTGCAGATAAATCTTCTGGTTCCCATTGTACGTTCTGATGCGATAATACATTGTCACTACTATCTGTAATTGTTAACCAATATATTGTATCATTTATGTTATTACTTCCAACAACAGGTTCGCATATAAAAATTGGTAGTGATTGAGAATCTACTTGAAAACTAACTACAGACATATAATAATCGCACGGATCATTAATATAATAGTTAGATCTTGCTTCATCGAAAACTAAAGGAACTGAATTAGTAATAGGTATAGAATTACCATTGTTATCGAATCCTGTATTATTATTTTTTATTAAAATATTATAGTAAAGTAGAGAAGGGCTAGTTAAATCTAAATTAGACATTATATATATTATTATAGGAAATATAATAAGATATTTAAACTAAAATTTATCCGAATTAAATGTTTTCTTTCTAAATAATATTTTAATTGTAGCACTACAACTTAGACCTATTTTAAAAGGTATAAGATTACCAAATTTATCTCTCCAAAATGCAGAAATATCAATAGCTTGTATTGGGTCCCATCCATAAAGTTCTGTTAATTTGTATTCTCCTGTTGGTTGATAATATATAAATGGTTTATATTGATTACCACTAACTACTGGTGCAAAATCATCGCTTAATATATTTAAAATATCAGCATTTTGTCTAGCTGCATTAATATTTACACTATTATTTGAATATACAACAGGAGTTCCTATAATTTCAGGTCTAGTAGTTAATAATGATGTTTTTAATACAATAGATTGAACTGGAGTCCACAACGATAAAGTAGAATATTCTTGTACTGCAAATACATTAACATTATTAGTTCTAGGATTTAATCTAATATTTGTAATATATGGTTGAACCCCCGAAGATACATCAGTACCAGTAGATAATATCATACGATAATCTAATTGTAGATTCGAGTAACCACTGGATACATTTACTGTACCAGCAACATATGATGAAGGTAACGATGACATTAAATTAAACAAAGGTGTATTAAAAAAAATACTATACAAAGATAATGGAACACCAGTTGTATTAGTTCTAAATGATAATACAGCCCCTAATTGAAATAAATTTGTTTTTGCATCATAATATACATAAGGACAAGCATCAAGATTAGTTTGACCTAAATCTTGAGTCCATATTTCTTTAAATGTAGCATTTATACATTCTACAAAATATGTATATGAGTTACAATAATAATAAGGATCAGTTGGACTAATAGTAGATTGTTGAATAGGAACAGGAGGAGGTGTTACATTAGGATCTAAATCTTGTGGAACCCATCTTACTGATCTACTATATGGTATGTTAGTACTTACTTCCATAATTGTAACATAATAAATAGTATCATTTGGATCCATCGAACCTAAAATTGGTTGAACGCAGAATAAAGGAATATTTGGACTTTCAATTGTAAAACGAACAACTGAAAGATAATAATCTTCAGGACATTGTAAATATGCAGATGCACGACTTTGATTAAAATTAAAATTTAATTCTAAATCATCTGTTGGAAATTCAATAAGAGTATTACCATCAGCACTAACACCAGTGCCTGTATTAGGATTAGCATAATTAATATTATAATAAATATGAGTTGAATCTAATGTACCTGCAGTGTTTTCTCTATAGTTGTATCTTGACATATATATATATAGTATTTTAGATAAAAAACTATCTATATATTTTTATTTTCAAAAACGTAATCAATAAGTGGTGTATTAAACAAATCAAGAACATTTTTAGTTTCGAATCCTAATGATTTAATATAAGGACCTGTTACATTAGCTAATGGTCCATCAATAAATAATTCTTCATTTTGTAAGCTAGTTATTAAATATTTTGCATTCTTAATAATTCTTTCACCACCTTCTATAATATCTTTTTCACAACCACAACAATCTATTCTTACTAAATCAGGAAGAGGTAATCCGTATTTATTAACTATATCCTCTAAAGTAGTTGTTAATATTTTAGATGGTTCTTCATGAGATATAGTCTTAGGTTTATAATATGATTTAACACGATCATCACTTCTAAGTTCATAAAAATCAATTTCTTTTTCAGAATTACTTAAACATGCAATATGATGTTCTTTATCTGAATAAAATCTAGCATTCATTATTGAAGCATCAAACAAAATAATTCTAATATCAGGAAATATTTCATTAATAATATTAGCCCATGAACCATTGTAAGCACCAATATCATAAATAACTCTAGGTTTAAAACCAATTTTTTTCAAAAATATCAAATATCTAATCATAAGAGTTGATTGAGGGCGACTGTTTACATAATCTAATACAAAATCAGACATTATATATATATAAATCTAGATATTTTTTACTGTAAAATATATAAATTTAAATTAATTTATTCGTTTTGTTTAACCTCTTCTTTTTTAAGTAATGAAGTTAAATCATTGATCTTAGGAATTAAGAGTTTGGAACAGTTAGAACACAAAATTGTTTTTTCTTTTTTTGGTTTAGGTTCTTTGCTTTTGTTATTATTCTTTTTTTGAATATTTTCTCTATGTACTTGAGCTATCTGTTTTGATAATGCAATAAATTCAGAGGAGTTTACATCAGTAACGGCTAATTGAGTTAAAAGGTCATTAATTTTACGTGCCATAACTTTACTATATATATTTCTATAGATTTTTATTTGGAAAAATCTAATGTAAAAGAATTACATTTGTATTATTTTTATATTTTAATTGAAAGTCATTAACTTTTTTTATATATATTACATATCTCGATGTAATTACATGGTGATTTGTATGTAAACAACTTAATCTTGTTTTTGGGTCTGCCAAAAAATAATAAGCCGATTGTAATAATCCTAAATCTGTTACAACATCCTCTACATGTTCTATTAATAACTTATTATTAATTATTTCATTGAGACGCTTTACATCATCAACAACTAATGCTAACTTTGATTCTTCTGCTTTTTCCATAGATGAAAACACACTGATAATTATTTTGAGTTTAGTATCATACAAAATATAACTATT